CATGTCGCGCTCCACGCCGATCAGCGGGTCAATCACCCGCACGATCATGTTGTGCCGCCACAGCTCGCCGCTGCTCTGCCGCCAACCCTGCACGCTGTAGTTGAGCGTCAGGGCCTTACTCAGGGCATTGGCCCGCTCCCACTGCACCCGGTCGCGGGCCATCTTGTCGGTCAGCTGCCCCGACTGGCTGATCACCTTCACCCGCCGGCGGGTCACCCGGTCATCGTCTAACCGCGCCTCGACCTCAGAGGCCGCCACCCCGAACGTGTCGTCGGTACCACTGCGCTGGCCGCGACTGATGTACTCGGAAAACACGTTGGAGAAGTCCAGGGCGGTGTCACCGGTGAGGATGTTCTTGCCCAGCTCCAGCGCGTCTACGGCCCGCCCTGCCGCCCCGGGATTGGCAATCACCAGCCGCCCCCGGCCATCGTCCGTGCTGAACAGCCGGGAAAGCGTCAGCAGCCGGTCGATGCTCTCGAACGCGGTTTCGCCGGGCTCGATGGTGTGGTCATCCAGGCCCAGCGTTACCGAGGCCTCGTTGACCACCATAATGCCGTATTCGCCGGCCAAGGCTTCCACGATTTTCTGCACGCTCTGCCCGCGCCACTGGCCCGGCGAGTTGATCGCCGCGCAATCCACCAGGTCGGCGGTTTTCGAGCGCCCGGCAATGCTCAGGGTGATGGTCTGGGCGTCATAGCGGATCGGCGTACTGAACACATAACCGGTCAGCAGCAGGTCTTGGCCAATGCGCACCTCGACTTCTTCACCCTGGCGGATGCGCACCGGCTCATCGTCACCGCCGGGCCACTTCCAGGTAACCGACACGGTGAAATCACGCGCCTGGCGCTCCAGCCCGGCACTGATGCTGACGTCTTTCCAACCGGCGTAGTCGTGCCCGCCAACGCTCAGGGTGACGGTGTTATCTGGCTCCATGGCTTAACTCTTGGCGACTTGCAGTTCTACGGCAGGCACAAAGCCTGGGTGGCGAATCGCATTACGCGAAACGATTTCGTCACCGCGCAGGGCATCGCCGTACAAGCGGTGAGCCAGGACCAGCGACGACACCGTGAGCCTCGGCTGATACGGCCGCAGCCACACGCCGCTGCGCGCCACTTGGGTCAGGTGGCGATCCAAGGCCAAACGGGCGTCACTGAGCGCGCCGAAGTGTTCCGGCGCGCTTTCCCCAGCAACCACCCACATCGCCTCACTGATGGCGTCTCTGGCCGCGATAATGTCATCCGCGACCGGCACCCCCGTGTCAGTCATGCCGCCGGCCTCGACCGTCGCCCCCTGCTGCTCAAGCTGAACGCTCAGGGCAGCCGGCTGCTCGATGCTCTGCACGCTGGCCACCGGTACTTCGGCCATGTCCAGCAGCAGGTCGACCACGGCCGCGTCCTGCATTAGGCCAATGACAGCGGACTGGATCAGGGCAATGTCGGGGTCATCCGTCGCCGGGCGTTCGGTGGACAGCGCCACGATGGCCTCCGCCTTGCTTTTGGACGAATGCAGCGAGCCACTGGTCCCGTAACCACTGAACCAGCGTTCAATGCTCGCCAGGTCGCTCAGCAGGCTGGCTGCCAAGGCGCCGGGGGCATTGATCACCGACTGCACGAACGCTCCCACATCGGCCACCAGGGACGTCAGCGGCTTGAGGAAGTTGATAGCGAAGGCATAGGCGCTGGAAATGGCCCGGCGCACCTTGTTGACTTGCTGTCGCGCCCAATTGACCTTGGCCATTACCGCGTCAAAGCGCGCCTTGATCCTCTCCAGCAAGCTCGGCACATGGGCAATCAGCTGACGGCGGGTATTCACCGTCTGCACCGGGAAGGTCAACATGCCGTCGATGAACGACAAGTTGAACCGCACCATGCCCAGCTCATTGCGCGCATGGGAGATTTCACACTTGCCGGCCGTGACGGTCAGCCGCCCAAACCAGGGGTGTATCAGCTCACCCGGCCCGGGCTTGTCCAGCGCGTCCAGCAGGCGGTCACGCTGGGCGATGAAGTCGCTGCCAGCCACGAAGCCTTCAAACTTGTATTCCCGCGTTTGCCGGCCCATGTCCTCGACCATGGGCTGATCGCGCTTCGGGTACTCATGCAACTGGGTACGCCGGCCGACCGGCACACTGTCGCTGTCGACCAGAAAAGGCACGCCGCGAAACGAGGCCTCGCGGCGCAAATCACGCCATTCACTCATTGCGAACCTCCCATGGTTCGGCGGCCGACGTTCTGCGGCGTTACGGTCACGCCAGGTTGACTGCTCTTTGCCCCCTCCAGCCGCGTGCCCGGCGGTGCGCCCTCAAACAGCACACGCAACTCACCGTTCAACTGGGTCTTGCCGGCTGCCGCCGAAGACTGCCGCAGCAGCGAGCCCGGATCGGGCAGTTGACCCGGCGCTTTCAGCAGCGCACCGGGGGTGATGCCGAATTGCTGGGCGCGTTGCTCCTGGGCGGCCTTGACCTTCACGCCGGCATTAGCCACCAGGAAATCACCCGTGCCACCACCTTCACCCGCATTACGGCGCCTCTGCGCTTCGGCCATTTGCGTCACCTTGGCGGTGATGCCTGGCCCGCCATCCTCCATGCCCATGAACTTCAGCAGCGGCTCAATGTAAGGCTTTATGCCCACCCACAGCTTCTTGAACCAGGCACTGATTGGCCCCCAGTACTTGATGATCTGACCTAATGGCGTCCATTCGAAAAAGGTCTTCATCATGTCCATCACTGGCACCGCCGCCGCCCGGATCAAATCCCACAGCGCAGTGAAGAACGGCCCGACCTTCTCCCAGTTGGCGACGATCAGACCGGCCGCTGCCGCGATGCCCACGGCGATGAGGCCGATTGGCGTTGCCGCAAAGGCCACGCCTAACAAGCGAGTGGCCACCATTGCAGCAAACACCGCTGCCCTCAGTGCGGTGAACGCTGCCCCGGCAATGACGATGCCACGCACCAGTTGCGGGTTATTGCGCACCAAATCCGCTACCTGCGATATCCAGGGGCGTAGCTGGTCAACCACCGCATTGATACCCGGCAGCAAAGCATTGCCGACCTCCCGGGCGACACTCATCACACTGCCACGCAACAGTTGCATGTTGTTGGCCGTGGTAGCCGCCCGCGAGGAATATTCGCCCTCCATGGAGCCCGCGTATTTAGAGGCGTCCCCGACCTTGGCCAAGTTGCCCTTGAGCAGATCCAAGTTGGTCAGCAGCGGCGCAATCGCGGTGATGGACTCGGTACCGAACAATTCGGATAGAATTCCCGCCTGCTTGTCCTTGTCGATGGTTTTGATCCGATCGAGGATATCCAGCACCGCGCCTTGGGCATCGTCCTGCATGGCTTTGGATACCATCTTCGAGTCCAGCCGCAGCGCCTTGAAAGCGTTGGCCTGGGCCTTGGTGGCCGCCGATCCCTTGGTCATGGCCAGCATGAAGTTCTTGATACCGGTAGCGGCCACGTCCTGCTCAACGCCCACCCCAGCCATAGTCGCGCCCAGCGCGGCAATCTGCCCCGACGCCAGACCGGCAATCTCGCCCAGTGGACCGATGCGGGTGACGATGTCGGAAATCTGTTTGGTGTTGGCCGGGCCGGTGTTACCCAAGTAGTTGATCTTGTCGGCCAGGGTTTCAACATCCCCTTGCGTCAGTTTGAAACTGGTCCGCCACTTGGCCATCATGTCGCCACTTTCATCGGCGGTCTGATCAAAGGCAATGCCCATCTTGACCGCCGCTTCAGCAAAGCCCAGCAGCTCATCACGGGCAATTCCCGATTGACCGCCGGCCGCGATGATCTTGGCAATATCTGTCGCGGCCATGGGTAAGCGCTCGGACATCCGGCCGATGTCGTCGCCCATCTTCTTGAACTGGTCAGGCGTATCGAAGTCGACCACCTTGCGCACATCGGCCATCTGCGACTCAAAGTCGATGGCCGCGCGCGCACCGGCAATGAACGGGGCCGCCATGGCCCCACCGGTAACAATATCGCTCCAACCGATCTTGCCGAGGCCGGTGCTTTCCAGGTTCTTGCGGAACGCGGAAATGTTTTTGCGCACGCCCGCCAGGGTCGGTGACAGCTTGTCGACGCCTGTAATAAGCGCCTTGAGCTGGAACTTGTCAGCCATCCTCCCCCCTCAGCGTTTCCGCTATGCGCTGGCTGTGCATGACGGCCTCCAGAACCACGTCCAACGTCCGGCCCATCACCTGCTCAGGGTCTGATTTCCAGACCCATGCGAGGTCGTAGGCAACCGCAATCAGGCCGTCAACGTCGCTGACGCCGGCGTCAAGAAAAAACGAGCCACCACCCAGGCGGCGGTGTTCAGGTCGGAAATATCCAGCTGGTTGACCGACGACGGCGGGATATGGCCGCACACAGCGATGTACTTGGCCGCCACGTCCATGTCCAAGGAGACCGAGTCGTCGCCGTCAATCTTGTAGGGCAACACTTTGAGCTGACGCACCTCTACAACGGTGGGCCGGCGCAGCTCCAACTGGGTCACTTCCACACCGTGCGCCGTAATAGGCGCGGACAGCTTGATCACTTCTTTCATTGCCACACCCCCTTGGTGCCTTCCCAACGGAAATCAATGGTGCCGTCATCGCCCTTGGCGGCCGGCTCTTCCACGATGTACGCGCCGGACAGTACGTAGACCCAGCCATTGCCAAGCTCGGCGGTGACGGTGGCGTCAGTGGCCGCCATCAGCTGCGCGATTGGCAGGTCAGGGTCAGCGACCACAGTGGCCACCACGTAGCCCGGCAGGTCTTCTTCCTTGAAGAAGCCCGGCGCGACGGTTTCGCGCTTTTTGTCACTCAGCGGGGCCTCGACCCCACCCGTCACGGTGAACTGGGTTCCGTCTACCTTGATGTAAACGGTGCCCGCGACTTTCTTGCCCATGGGCGTCTCCTACAAAAACGCCCGCACATTGGCGGGCTTTGGTGGATCGGTTTGACTTACACCTGATACTGCAGGCGGAACTGGTACTGCAGGGCGAACACCCGCAGCTGGTTCACCAGGTCCGGCGGGTACAGCACGTTCACGCGGGTCGGATCGGTGGTGGAGCGCTCCACCACCAAGTACTTGGCGAAGGCGTCGGAGTTCTCCGCGATGCCCATCTGCTCAAGGATGAAGTAGCCGGCGATCAGTTCCGCGCGGATCACCGCCGGGGTGACGATGGCCTGGCCGGCGCCGAAGCGCGTACCGTCGTTGGCCAGCTTGTGCCGGCCGTACTTGCTGGTAATCCGGCCCTTGAGGGAACGGATGATGTAGGCCGACTGGTGCAGCGTTTCGCTGTCCAGATACGAGTTGTCGGTCTGCCCGTACTCGTTTTTCTGGTAGGTGGTCACGGCGCGCTCGATGCGCTGGGCACCACTTTGCGCGAAGGCCGTGGCAATGCCGTGGCTCAACAGCGATTGGCGTTCGGTCAGCATGAAGCGCTCGCCCGCCGGCGCCGGGGTGATGCCGTTCAGCTCACCGGTTTGCGTCGGCCGCGCCGGGTCGGCCGAGATATAAACGGCTTGCCGCGCCGCGTACGCGGCCACCTGCCGCCATACCGGGTCCGGGCATGACTTTTCAAAGCCGTACACGGTGACGTGCGCGTCGTTGCGGGTGTCGCCCAAGGCAACCAGCTCGCCCAGCGTGCCGCGCACGCCCGTGTAGACGTGGCCATACAGCTGCCGCGACCAGCTCCAGCGGCCGCTGCTGTCGTTCATCAGCGACTTCCAGGCATCCAGCGAGGTGGCATCGGCCCACGGCCCGCACAGGAATTCGAAAGGCTCATCCCCCAGCAGCGCGATGGCGGCCGCCAGATCAGGTGTACCCACGCCGCCGGCCAGCGCCGTGATGTTAACGGTCAGCCCAGCCGGGGTGATTTCGCCATTGGCGCGTCCCTGCCGGTTCAGCTGCAGCTGAATGTCGTTACCGCTCAGGCCCGCCCAGCGGCAAGTCAGGGTGACTTCACCGGCCGCCGCCACCGCCGACACCGACAGGCCGGCCGCGTTGACCGCTGCAGCGATGGCCGTGGCGGTCGCCGCTGCCGTGGCGCCATTGGCGATGGTGGCTCGCACAAGCTGCCCGGCTACATACAGGTTGATCTGCCCGCCGGCAGTGGCGGTGCCCGTGACGGTCACCTTGCCGGTCGCCTTGGTGCCGGTGACCTTCACCGGCAGGCACCACACCTCCCCGGCCGGGTCGATGGCACGCCAGGTGTCGTACATCTCGGCCAGCATCGAGCCGACGCCGCCGATGCTCTTGGCCAAGCTCAGGCTGGGGACCAGCGTCAGCTTGCCGATTTCAGCGGCCACGGCGTCATCGTTGACCTGCCCAGCAATCAGGCGCGGCATGGCACTGGTGGCCGTGTTGGCCTGGCTGTTGTCGACCTCGGCATAGAACAGCGGCACCTTAAGGTCACTCGGAATGCTGTTGAAACTGACGGCCATTATTCAGCGCTCCCGTTGGTGGCCTTGGCCTTCGCCTTGGCGGTTTTTTCGTTGGTCACGTCGCCATCGTTCAGGCGGCGCTGCCAGTAGATATCGAGTTCCACGGTGCGCCCTTCGGCCGGCACCGTATCGCCCATGGCCGGGTCGGGCGTGACGCGCCCGTCTACCGGATACACGGTGATTAGAGTCATGGGGTTACCCTTGTGGTAGTTCGGTGGAAAAGCGCACGTCGACCCGACCATCTGGCCCAGGCGAGGTGTGGTTGGGGTCTTTAGGGTCCAGGCTGTCCAAGCTGAAGTCGATGCCCTTCAGCGGCGGGAGGCCATCAAGCTCGAACTCATGCCAGGTTTCAGCGGGCTCACTGTCGCGGTTGCGGCCCAGCTGGAAACCAGCCGAGAAGCTGAAGCGGTAGACCACCCGTGCACGGTTGATCAGCACCAATCCGCCGCCGTCGTAGACGATGGGGTCGTACTCGTCACCAGGTCGCCAGCCGATCAAGGCCCGCCACAGCTCTTTGCGAAAGTCGTGCAGCAAGTCGGCGGCCTGCTGGCCGCGCTCGTCCTTGGTGTCCATGGCGAACACCACCTCAAAGCGATCCTCGATATCCTGAGTGACCGCGTTCTGCGCCTTGTTCTCGCCGGCTTTGTCATCAGCGGCTATCACATAGGCCGATGGGTTCTTCAGTAGCGTGGACGAGCTAACGGCGTTGAGGTCAATGCCGCCCGAAATCCTGTCAGCCAGGCTCGGGCAGTACTCGCGCAAGTGCGCGATCACGGGGGAGATTTTCATACTGGCTTACCGGCCCGGAGGGCCTGCTGGTCAGCGCAACGCGGCGGCGAAGGCTGCTTTGAGGATCGACTGGACCTGGTCTTTTTCGTCCTGCAGGGCGTCTTCCATGTAGTTCGCCCGTGGCGCGATGCGCCATCCGCTTGCGGCCCGCTCTGCGAGAGCTGCAGCACGTTCACCCTTACCGCGACGCTTGCCGGATGCGAGCCCACGAACGCGAGCCCCTTGCTTCACGCCGTAATGCAGATAGGTCGGGTAGTAGTCCTTCATGGACGAGGTCTTTCGCGGCGCAATCTTCACCAGGAAACCAGCCCGGGAGACCTTGAACGTGATCGACTCGACGGTCCTGCCGGTTCGGTTGACCGGGTAGTTGTCTTGTCCCCGGGCCAAGGCCAGGTTCAGCTGGGCACGGCGGCTGACCAGTCGGCCAGCCTTGCGCATCCCTTTCCTGATCTGTTTCTTGTCAAAGATCTCACGCCCGAACTGGTCGAAACCCTCGATGTGCAAGTAACCGTCGACGGAAGCCGAGTTAGCCATAGAGCCCTCCTTCGTCTTGCTGCTGACCCAGCTCTTCAACTTCGATCAGGGTGAAGCGCTTCCCTGCCCCCCAGGGGGTGCAGCGTTTGACGCGATAAATCACGCCGCCCGCCACCACCTCATGCGAGGTCGTGACGCCGCCCAGCAGTCGAACCCACATCCGATGTGTGATGGTGTCGTCCGTTTGGACACTGTCGGTGTAGACCGCTGTGCCGACGGCGCGGATCTTGGCCCAGCGGTGACGAGGCTGAGTGAATACCGCATCCAGATCTGCGTCCTCAACAGGCAGGTCTTCGCGCAGCCGAATAGTGATGCGCCGGTCCAACTCGCCGGATTCCGGCTCGCGTGTGCCTATCGAGCTAGCCATGCTCAGAACCTCGGCGGAACAGTGATATCCGCCAGTAAGTGGTCGACAAACCCCGAAGGAACCTCGGTCAGCGTTTGGCCAACAATCAACAGCCCGCGTTGGGCGAATGCCGTTTCGGCAGCCATCAGCAGCCAGCTCACAACCCCAGGATGCGCCTGCAGGTCAACGCCTGCACGGTAGCGGATGCGCAGACGGCCCTCAGGTCGGCCGCCGGGAAATGCCAGGTAGCTTTCCTTGCCACCGTGAATGAGCTCAACTGCACCTGTGAACTCCACCGGTGCGCCGATAGCGCCGAGGAGCAAGACGGATTCGACAGCGACCGCCTGGCCGACATCCAGAAAGTGACCTGACGGATAGTGCGCCGGCCATTCTTCTTCGTAGAGCGCCTCTCGTATTGCCGCGCCCGTCCTCGACTCCCCCTGTGCTGTAACGCCTGGGATGATGATCTGATTGATCAGCTCGGGCTGCAGATCTTCTGGCTCAGCGCGGCACTGAAAGGCCACCTGCTCCAATGTCAGCACGGGCGCCCCCGTGTAAGCGATGCGGCGTGCCATGATTAAGGCTTGCCGTCAGAGTCCGCTGAGTCATCAGACTTACCCGCAGCGCCGGTAGCGTCGCCACCATTATCTTTGCCTGGCGCGGCAGCGGAGCCAGTGTTAGGTTTGGCTTTCTTCGCCTGCTTGCCCGCTTCGCTGGCATAGCCCGCCTCAATGAGCCCTTCGGCCACATTCGATTCGAAGCCAGCGGTTTCACCAGCGGCATAGCCGCGCCAGTTTTTGTCAAAAGTAACAATTACTTTGGTCATGAGGTGCTCCTGGAATTTGGAAAGGAGTGCCCGGCGGACCGGGCGTACTGCGTTACAGGGTGCTACCCCATTTGACACCGGTCATCACTGCGACCGATTCAACGTGGCGCGGCCCGAAGTCGTGCTTGGCGATTACGCGGACGAGGGTCTGATCGCGTTGGAATGCACTGATCACGTTGCCGCTGCCGTCTTTGTAGGTGGCTTCCTTGCTGAAATCGATGACCATGGCATCGTCTTCACCGATGAAGCAGTCGGCAAAGTCCGCGAAGTGGATCTCCGAAGCATCGCCCTCGGCCCCCAGGTTGATGGGGATCTGAGTAGTCGAGCCGACTGGGAAGCCCTTCAGCATGTTCTGATCCAGCTCCGGGTAAGCCTTGTTCCCGTTGCCATCACGCAGCGCAGCCAGCCAGCGCTTAGTCCGGGGCGCCATGACAAACCCCGGTGAGGTCATGTTGGAGTTGGCGTTCTCCAAGCGCAGAATCAGGGCGGACAGCGCCAACTCAACTGCTTCCAGGGTTACAGCTGCCGGCGCTGCGAACACGTTGAAGGCCGGCGCCCAAAAACGCAGGCCCTTGGGCAGGTTGCCGGTACCAGCACCGCGCAGGAAGGACAGGTCTTCTGCCAGGGCTACCGAGGCGGTGAGATCATTCACTACCAGGCGATCCACGTTCGGGTTGGTACCCGAGTACCCCAGCAGGTCATTGCTGATCGGAACAAGAGCCGCCAGCTTCTTCGACGACAACTTGAGGTCA